GCGGATATTCAGGAAAAACGAATTAAGAAGCATAAGAAGATGGGCGGCCCGAAGGTCAAGGACGTTCGTGAATCCGATTTTATTATCCATGACGGCGGATACGAAGTTGACGTTGACGGTAATGCTTTCGCCGTCGATGATTTCGATATCGCGAGGTACATGCGCGAGGCCGAGGACGCGGACACGGGGACGCTGCACGATCTGAAGATCGACACACGGGATCTGAAGCTGGCCGACAACTTCTACGACTACGCATTCGAATTCCGGAAGAAGGCGATGCGTGCGGGTCGCGCGCACCCGCCGTGGTCTCGGCAGATGTGGGTCGGGGCTATGTTATTCGGCGAAGTCTGCCCGAAATGCAGCGATCCGAATTGGCTGGACATCAACAATGTCCCGGTCAATTACAAGTCGATCAATATGCCCGAGCACCTGTGTTTCCTCAAGAAAGGCAAGTGCCCGAAGTGCAAGCGTTCCAAATGGGATCTGATCCAGAACCATGGGATGCGCAATTACACCCAATACGCGGGCGTGATCGGTCAGCGGGGTTCTAAATCGAGCTTGACCGCTCTCCTAGCGTCGTACGCGACGCACCGGATCCTCAAGTTCCCGTCTCTGGCGTCGCTTTCGACGGCCATGCAGGCTTCAACCGAGTTGACCGGTACATTCGTATCCCTCACCTACGGCAAGGCCGCTGGCGTCCTCTGGACCCCGTTCAAGCACATCATCGAAGAAGAGTGTGACTGGTTCACCGACTACTTCGAATTGATGGACCACTACAAGGGAAAATACGGCCGAGAACTCTACAAGCTGAACGCCCAGTTCATGAGTTTCTATGATCGTAATCTGCGGATCTATCCGTCGGGTCCTAAATCGCAAACACTTCGGGGCGATTGTCTGACCGGCGATACTCTGATTAACACGAATGCAGGTTTCGTGCGCTTGGATGAACTCGAATACGGGAAGGATTTCAAGGCGGTTAATGGGGTACTGGTCGATTCGCCCCGTGGTCGTCTTACGGTGAGCCACACTTACCGTAAGACAGATCGAGAAATTCTCACGGTCACGACACGCAATGGCATGCGCCTTCGCGGAACACCTGAACACCCGGTACTTGTGCTCACGCCTGATCTGCTCTACAGGTGGACGCGGCTAGACGCGCTGTCTCCCGGTGATTTCATTGTGAGCACGACGGCAGATAATCGCCCGATGTATGGGAATTCGTCCGTCACGCTAGCGCAGGCGACCGTAATGGGTACATTCCTCGCCAACGGATATCGCAATGAGATCAGTTCGGACGATCCGAATGTCGTACATAACTTCGTGGAGGCTGTCCGCGAGACTGGATTCGATGTGACGAGCCGTATTTCGTCTGATCTGAGGGTGCGCGCCTCGGCGCACTGTGTGACTGGGAAAGGGTTCAAAAAGACGCTCGCCGATTGGGGTTATGCCTCAGTGAAGTCCGGGAAGAAACGAATTCCAGCTTCGATTCGAACGGCACCGGCCGATGTACTGCATGAATTCTTGGAAGCGTATTTTGCTTGTGACTGTGGCATCAATGGCGGTCCAACCACAGCCTCGCGTGCGCGCGGTCTGACCACGGGGGTTGAAATCGAGGTCTCGACGGCGAGCCGCCGACTCGCGCGTGAGCTTCAGACGATCCTGCTGCACTCATACGGACTGGTTAGCCGTCTTGCCAGCCGTGCCGAGGTGAAGAACATGAGTACGCGTTCCTACGTGCTCAAGGAGTACGTTACGTGGACGCTAACTTTGACCGGATCCGACGCGTGGTCGTTCTCGCAGATTTTCAAGCGCGCGAAGATTCAAAAGTACGCGGATCGCATCAAGAACATTCCTCCGGGATACGGCTCCGATCGTAGATATGTTCCTTATGTTCGTGGACTGATTGCCGCTTCGTGGGCTGCTCTGGGTGGCAAATCGGGACAGAGCTATTTCAAAGCGGCCAATGGCGATCGAATCAAACGTCCTGCGCGTCCACACTGCCTGACTGGACGCACCGCTGATTCTGGGGCAGCGGAGTTCATGATATACGGGGATTCTGGACTTCCGAAGTATTTGGATTTCTTGTCCAATTTCGACGCGGAATTGGCCCGACGCATTCGACGCCTGCTCGAACTGTCTGCCCATTACGAGGAGGTTGTGGACATAAAGCGAAGCGTTAAGAGCACGACCGTCTATGACGTGACTGTACCCGAAGGTCACTGTTTCACGGCCAATGGTCTGTCGTCCCACAACACCCGCGCCTTCGGAGCACTTGACGAGCTTGGCCTCTTCCCGCTACCCTCGGGGGATGATCAGGAAGATGAGACGAGCGAGCGGGCAAACGCCGATGAGGCGCACAAGTCGCTGTTCAACTCCTTGGGTACGGTGTCTGCCATTTATGAAAACCTTCTTAAGGAAGGGTATCAGACGGCGCCGCCCCCGATCCTGTTCAACGTGAGTTCGCCGTACTCGATTCGCGACAAGATGATGCGGCTGCTCCGGCAGTCCAAGACCGAAGAAGGTCGCTCGATCTTGGGTGTCCAGCTTGCGACGTGGGAAATGAATCCGACGTTCACGCGTCAGTCGCAATTCATTGTCGACGCCTACAACGCCAACCACGAAAAAGCGGAACGGGACTTCGGGGCCAATCCACCGACGGTTCATTCGCGGTTCGTTCCCGTCGATGCATACAAGACGGGTGTCTTCGTCGGCGGAAAGAATACGCACGAGTTCACGTACCAATACGATCAGGCGCGCGAAGTCTACGGCAAGCTCGCACTGGTCCGGAATCCCGGTGAATATCCGTCGATCGTTTCGATGGACGCGGGTCACACCAACAACTCGTTCTGTCTGGCCGGTGGCCATTACAATTTCGACACGGGTAAGACCCACGTGACGACCCTGATCGAATGCATTCCGACAGAAGGTCGGTCCGTCAACTTCAATCTGATCTATTCGAATGTCATTCTCGAACTGGCCAAGGGGCTGAACGCCGTTGGACTATCTGCTGACCAGTGGCAGGGGATCGATATTCTGTATCGGATCAAAGCCGACATGGGTCTCAATCCATTGAAGAAACCCCGTTGCTTGCCCAAGCAGTACAGCCCGAAGCGCAAGGACTTCGATGCTGTGGTCGAAATGATGCGATCCGGCAATCTGATATTGCCCACGATCAGCGACAAGGATCGGGATTGGATCCTCGACGGCAACGTTGATAATTTCCGGACAGAGATGTTCGGTAAGCCAGTCCAGCATCTGATGTTGCAAATGAATACGGTGATGGACGCGGGCGAGGGTAGGGCTCCGACTAAAGGCGAGAAGATGACCGATGACTTGTTTCGGGCCGTCGTCTTGCTCGTCACGACCATTCACAATCCCAAGGTCATGGAACGCCTCGAAGAAGCACGTAAGTTCAGGTACTCAGGGGATCGTGTGCGTATGCCTATGCCTGCCTCGGCCGGGCGCTCCGGTGGTTCGTACGGGGCCATGAATTTTCGTCGTTGACGGCAATTTGATCGCATCAACGAGAGATTAACATGGCGAAAAAGAAGGTCCGCAAACCCAACGCATCGTATCAACTACCGGATAAATCCGGGCTTCGGCCGCAGACGAAGCGCGTACTCGCCATCGACCCGGGATCTCGCAATATGGGGATCTCGGTCGTGGCCGTCAACGAGAAAGGTCGCTTGAAAGTCGTGGCCAATGCGATCGTCACGGATCCGATTCACGACCTGACGAGATTGGGACCTCAACGGGATGCATTCTTGGCCGAGGTCTCGAATTGGATCCGTGTCTTCGAACCCAACGGAATCATCATCGAGCGTTTCCAGACGCGCGGGCTCCTCGGAAAAACTATCGAGGCCGTTTCTATCATGATCGGAATCCTCGCCGGTCACTGGCCGCAGATTCCGATCAAGGCGATTACGGCCGCCACGTGGAAGAACGAGCATACACGCCGTTTCGGTAAGGGCGTTCTCGACGAATTGTATCGGGTATCGAGGACGACCCCTCACCAACTGGATTCGACGTTCATCGGGGTCTTCGGTTTGGAAAAGGGACTACGCACGACCTTCGAATATGATCCGCGCGATATCGTGCGTGACGCCGAACTCTCGTCTCTGGTTCGTCTCATTAATAGGAAAAGATCATGAGCGATAGCAAATTCAAAATGCCCTCGGCCTTCACTTCGGCATCGGCGACAATCAGTGAGGCCCGCGCCAAAGTCGAGGCCAAGTCGCATCAAGTCGAGGCCCGGATCAACATGAGTGCCGAGGTCGCGGGCGCTGGCCTTTGCCCGGAATGTCAACGTCCGATGGAACTGAGCCACGCGAACGGGATTCCGGTCTTCACCTGCGATGTTCACCGAATCGCACTACCCGCTCCGAATGAAAAGGCGGAGTCGCATATCCCGATCTAAGGCCTGATCATGGTTCCGGAAAAGAAGGTCAAGAAGAAACCGGCGGTTGTCGATGCCTCGTTTGATTTAACGGACGAGCCGAAGACGCCGCCGGTCACGCAGAAGAAAAAGAAAGCCGTCGACGGTAAGCCAGTCAAAAAGAAGAGCACGGCGCTGGCTCTCGTCGACGACAGTCTTGAAGTGCGACCAAAGCGCGAAAAAGAACGGGCTCCGGCCCTAACCGAAGATGGTAAGCGCAAGATCTCGAAGATCAAAGCCGCGAAGTTGAATTCGATTCTGGGCGACGACGCTGAGCAACTTCAGCAGATGCTCGAATCCGGTGACAACGACAGCGCGATTTCGATCTTGAACAAACGTCTGATTCAGACGTCGATCGATCTGATCGCCGAGGTTGAGACCGGGATCCGCGAATCGAACGGACGCTACGGCGTTCACTCGTACAACGGTCTGGTCCAGTCGATTCGCGAACTGATGATCGATCTTCAGGCGGCGCAGGATCGCGGGGCCATGGGCGTCACGCTCGTTGACTCCGTGATTCGTCCGGCTATGCTCGAAATCGGTATGAGTCTCATGCAGGAATATGTGGCGGTCGCCAACGAAATCAAGCTCCTCGTCGATCCCGAGATCTACCAGAAGATTCGTGACGTCCAGCGCGATAGTCAAGCGCGGATCGGGGCTTCGGTTCAGGAGCAGTACGGAAAGATCCGAGACCAGACCATTCAATTCCTTCAGCGATGATATCCGATTTCATCAAAGGCGCTGTCGGTCGCTATTTCTCCAAGAAATGCTACGCCGTGGCTCTCGAAATCGGCGTCGATCGCTGGGGAAAGATGCGGGCTGATGTGATGGCCATCAATACGGCGGGTGAGATCGTAATCGTCGAAGTCAAATCCAGTTACGGAGACTTCCGATCCGATCGCAAGTGGCACCACTACGTGGATTATTCGAACAAGCTGTACTTCGCGGTCAATGATGCACTGTACGCAAAAGTGCGCGATCTGATTCCGGCTGGAATCGGAATCTTTGTCGTCGGCGATGACGGTCATGCTCGTGTGGTCCAGTCGGCTAAGCGTAAAGGCCTCGATCGTGAGATCGTGCTGGCCCAATCGAT